TTTTACATTAAGTTACTACAACAAGCTGTGAGAGGCAATTACGTAACAGTAGATGGCGTGCAATATCAGAACTTTAGATATGATTCTAAACCCGAAGATAACCGAATGTTTTTGTTAGATTTGACATTTGATAAAAAATGTCGTTTAGATAACAAGCAATGTAGATGAGGTCGTAATTCATTTACAAATATTTTAAAAACAAAAAACATGAATATTTCTTTTATCAATGGGTTTTTGGGCGCGTTCGGCGTTTGCCCGCCTTGCATAGACGAGGACAATGCCCCTAACTATCTTTGCGACCCGTGCGATTCTACTGTTTATAGTGGTGGTATTGCTGGTTGGTTTGCAAAAAAATGTAACTACGAATTTGCTGATATTACAGATTCTACAGAGTGGGAAACTGCAATAGCTGATAAAAATGTTTTTGGTCGCGTAAACGGTAGCCGTATCAGCGGTGGTTTGCCTGCACCCGAATTTACTACTAAAAAACGTGGTAGCTGCGGACAAGAAGAAGTAGTAAAACAATCGCGTGTTGTTTCACTTACCGATGCAGAAAACGACCTTACGTTTACTATTGATGCGCTTTACAATTTCCTTTCAAATCCTGCTAAAGCTGCTGGTTATGAGTTTGGTTTTGTAACTTGCGATGGCCGTTTTTTAGGTTGGTATTCAAACGTTACTGTTAGGCCGTTTTATCAGATTGCAGAAACTGATGAGGACGATGCTTATTGGACTGTTGAATTTAGATACAATGAACAGTTAGGTACATTTAGCCAATTGTCTTTAGACTTCTTGCTAACATTGCCTTATAATGTTTGTTGGGTTACTTCAATTGTTGTTACAGGTACAGGCGGTGCTACTACTGTTGCCGATGGCGCTACATTGCAAATGCTTGCAGCTATTTTACCATTGAATGCTACTGATGCTACTGTTACATGGTCAGTTGTTAACGGTACTGGAACTGCAACTATTAGTGTAGGCGGTTTGCTTACTGCTACGGCCGGGTACTGTTACTGTAATCGCTACGGCTAATGATGCTTCGGGTGTTACTGGTTCACTTGTTATTACTGTTACTCCATAGATAGTTTTAAGGGCGGTTATATAACGTAGCCGCCCTATTTAAAATCAAATAGAATGAACATAGAACAGTTTTACGAATTTTTAAATTCTGTAAATGCTACAATACTAAACCCACCCGTGCACCCATTTCGGGCCGATTGGAAACGTATTTATGAAAGTATTAAACCTCACTTCTACGGTGAAGTGCCGCCCGCGTTGGACAAAGCATTTCCAAATGAGGATGAACAGATATTAGCATACAGAAAAAATACGTATCAGCCAAAAACAGAATCGCCATTGGTAAAAGCTATTACCGAACTGCATAGGCTTCTAAGTTCTGCTAAACATTCTGTACGTTTTGAAAATACAGATATGAAAGAATTTGCCGAAAATGAAAAGTTTGGCGAATCTAATTTACAAAACTATATTTTTTCTGTATTTATTCCGAACCGCGTACTTGACCCTAACGCCGTTTTACTTATTGAACCTAAAGGCGAAGGAACACAAACCGATAATGTACGCGTTAACATTGACATGAAAATTATTCAGTCTGATAGGATTGTTTTTAATGACCCTGAATATAGACTACTAATATATAAAGGCATAAGCAAAAATAAATATGCTACATTAGGCATTGAAAACCCTTTGTATTATCACATCGTAACTGATATGTTTTACGCACAGGCGCGCGCGTATGGTGATAAAACAATGTTTGAGGTTATCTACGAACACAACAGCGGCATTATGCCATTTGTTACTTTAGGTGGTCGTGTTGTTCCTAAATACGATTCATATGGCAATACGTTTAAAATTTACAAGTCTGATTTTAGCCCTGCAATACCTTACCTTAACGATGCTGCTATTTTTGACAATCAGCATAAATCGGTTATGCTTGCGACATGCTTTCCTATTAAATTTGTTGAGGGCGTTGACTGTAATAGTTGTAATGGTGTGGGCCGCGTTCCTGACCCGAACGATTATGACACGAGCATAACATGTAGAACTTGTTTAGGCCATGGCAAAACATTAAGCATAACACCGCTTGCAGCATATAACCTAAACCCTACTACTTCGAAGTTTGGCGATAATGATAAACAGCAAGTAGAACCGATTAGATATTATAGCCCCGATGTTAGCACGATTCAAGAAACTAACAAGGTAGCAACCGAAGCATTAGGTAAGGCCGAACAAGTGTTAAATATAAACCGTTCTTTAAAGTCGGCACAATCAGGCGTGGCTAAAGAAATGGACCGCGAACCCGAATATATCGAAGTAGGTAAAATTAGCGATGATGTTTACGCACGTTATAAGGATGTTTTAAAAATTATTCAGGCTATTGTATTTATGGATACTGAAAGTCCGATAATGGTAAACGCGCCTATTTCGTTTGACTTGAAAACAGAAACTGAGCTAATGGCTGAATTTGCACTATCACAACAAGGCTTACCAACTGCTATACGTTACGAATCATATATTAGCTATGTTGACCGCCGTTATAATGCCGATGCTGTTGCGCGCCAAATAGCGACCATTTGCGCTATGTATAACAGCGCTTATCTTTATACAGTAGATGAACGCGTACAGCTTTTAGCAAGTGGCCAAATAACCGAAAAGGATGCAATTAGCGCTCAATTTGTTTTTGATGCTGTTACTGAACTTTATTATGATGAAGGTTTTGATATTATGGGTAGCGATTACACTACTATTAAGAATGCTATTGATGCAAAGTTAGCGCCAAGGTTCGAAGCGGTTGCGATGCTTGAATTACCCGATGTTAATATGGATGAATTTAACACGCCCGTAGCTAATGACATTGAAGCCGAAGCTAAAGCGAATTTGAAAGGTTCAGTAGGTGGCGTTCAAGGTATTCTTGAAATTCAAAAATCAGTATCTGAAGGCATTACAGATTATAGTGCTGCGGTTGGTATATTAGATTTGATTTACGGTATTTCACTTGAAGATGCAAGGCGCATTTTAGGAACGCCAAAAATAATTAAGCCAACAGCGTAACACATGGACTTAAACGCACCTGAAAGAATTAACGACAAAGCAATAGAAATTTTACAAAAAAGGTACGACAAAGTAGAACCTAAATTTGTAAAAGCTGTAGTTGCGTGGATTGAAAAGTTTAGAACAAGTTCGGGTAATTTAGTTCGAAGTAAAGAAAACATTAGCCGCCTTAGTACATTTAAACGTGCAATAGAACGCTATCTAATACAGTCGGGGTATAATGACATGGTAAGCGGTTTTTTAGGTAATTTTGATACGTTAGCAGCTGAACAACAAAACATTCAAAGCGAACTAAACGGATTAGATATTACAAAAAGTTTTTTGAATCCTTTTAAACGGTGGGCGGTAAATAATGTAGTTGCTGCCATGCAAGGTCAAGGACTAAGTACCGCCTTAATAAACCCGCTTAAACAAGAATTATTAGTAGCCGTTAACCAAGGTAGTAGCCTTACCGATGTAGTTACTTCTATTGCTGGTCAACTAAGTACTACTGAAGCGCGACAAGGTGTTTTAAAACGAATATCTTTGCAGGCTTCGCGAGATGCTTTACTGCAATACGATGGCGTGGTAAATGAAGCGGTGCGCAAAGTTTATAAAATGGATGCGCTGTTATACGTTGGCAGTATTGTTAAAGATAGCCGCGCGCAGTGTGAAAGATGGGTTCAAGAAACAAAAAACGGTAAATTAGGGTTACTTTTGTTTGAAGATTTAGAAGATGAAATAAGTTGGGCTGAAGATAACGGTACAGGAATGATACCAAACACAACGCCTGAAAACTTTTGCCAAAATCGCGGCGGTTTTAATTGTAGGCATATTGCTTACCCTGTTAGGTCCGCTAATTATAAAAAAGATTAACACATGAAAAACTTTCAAAAACTACTTAAAGACCGTGGCTATTATTCGGGCGCTATTGATGGTATAGTTGGACCGCTTACACTTGCAGGTGCTAAACAATGGATTGATGCAGAGATGAATATTCGCGGATGGGTTAAACCTGTTACCGACCTTGTTTGGATTCGTACCGACCAAATATTTGATAATAAGTTTGCCGATTACTGCATTAGGTTTAACAACCGTGTAGCCGATATGATTTTACCATGCAGTACAACGCCGGGTGATTATATTATATTTAACCCCTTGACCGTTGGCGGCATAACAGGTTCGGCGGTTGCATGTGAGCAGCAAGTAATAGCATCGCATAAATTCGTAACCGCACCTAATTGGAAACACCTTTGGTTAAATGCGCCTTACTTTTATCAAGCTGGTGCTATTGAGATTTGGCGCGATGCCAACAAAGACCGCAAATTAGATAAAACCGTTAAAACTAAAGGTTGGTACGGAATCAATTTTCACCGCGGCGGCATAGGCCATGCAGTAGATAACTGGTCCGCTGGTTGCTTAGTAGTGCCTGATGTACGTTGGTTTGAAGCTATCAAAATATTTCAGCCTAATCAGTTAATTAATTTTACTCTAATAGAATGTTAGTAATAAAAGCAAAGCATAAAACAAACGGTACTGAATACCAATTTACACCAACGCAATGGTACGCAGAACAGCAAACAGGTAACTATAATTACTTAGGCACTATTCATGTAGCCGAACCATCACAACCGATACAAAGAACTGTAACCCCAAAACGCGGCTGCGGCTGTGCAAATAAACGTAAATAATATGGCACGATTTCATAAATTCGTTATTCATCTTGAAGCGAATGAAGAAAACTTAACACTTGAAGAACTGCAAGCTGATTTTGAAGAAGCGGTTAAAATAGAAGACTATAAAACAGCCGCTAAAATCAG